ATATGGCTAAGAGAACAATAGGTTATTTTTTAGCAATCGTTGGAGCAGTATTTGCAAGTCAAGCACTAGCAAGTGAAAACGCACCAATCACAGGAACAGTAGAGTCTAAGTGTGTAATCTTCACTGAAACTCAAGGCGTATATGGCACACCACTCGCAAGCAAACTTTCTACTGCTGCGACAGATGGTGGTGTTCAACCAATCATTCGTTATGACGTAGCACTTGCTGATGCGTTTAAAGGAAAAATAACATTTCCAAGTGAATTTTCTAGTTCGCCGAGCCTAACAGATACCATAGCATTCACGGGGAATGTTGAAGTTCATAGTGTATCTGATACTGGAATGGCAGATTATGATACTAACAAAACAACATTCAACAATACCCACGAATATGATTTGACAGTTGCGGGTACAACGAAGTTCAAAATCACATCAACAGTAAACTATGGTAACAGCAAGGCATTTCCTGCTGGTACATATACAACACTCGTAAATGCGGAGTGCATTGCAAAATAAGGTAGGACATTATGAGAATTGTAATTTTAGCAGCAGCGTTATTGTTTTCTTTTAGCGCTGCTGCCCATGAAATGACACCGGCATACTTGAAGATTGAACAATCTGAAGTGACTGATGTATATGCTACAGAGATTAAGATGTACAACAGAAGAAGTGATGTTGATTACTATCAGATATCTGTGTTCGATAGCGAGTGGAATAAACTTCCATTTGCATCATTTCAACGACTATTCAAACTTTCTTATACGAAAAGAAAAACGATTAAGGTATATTTTCAAAAAGAAGTTGTTGATAAAGTCGTATATGTTTGTACAAAATCTAAGTTGTATAAGGGAGCAGGAACATTCGTATCCTCAAGAATATGCTCTAAAGTAGAACGATGAAATACTTTATAGCATTGTTCGCATTGCTATTCAGCTTTAATGCATATAGTCAATCTTTAAACTTGAGTATACCAAGTGCGCCAAGCAACTTCGGAAGCGATAGATTTCGTGCTGGTGATTTAGATTGTCAAAACTCTATTGGCTCTGCAACAAACCTTGAGTTTGGTGTTACAGGCATTCAAAGAGGTGATCCACAATTTGATGATAGTTCGCCAGACGTTGGTGTGTATGCAAGAATTGTAATACCACTTGGCGCAAGACCAAAATCAAGAGTCAACTGTAATACTCTCTATCAACTAGAACTATCAAAGAAACGATTAGAAATACTCAGACTTGAGAGAGAACTCAACCAACTAAAAGCATTGCAGTTTGAGGACTAGGAGAGAATAATGGCAGAAGTAGAAATTGCTGGTATGAAGTTGAAAGGGGGCAAGATGATGGTCCTCTTTACAGTTCTATCTACTCTTGCTGGTGGTTTATGGGCTGGTTTTGAATTCTACAAAGACTATATGGACATGAAAGAGATTGTTGAGAACATCGATATACAAGCCATCAAAGCAGACAACGCTCTTGTAGTAACGAAACTAGAAGAGGCAATAGACTATACCAGAGATATTAAACAAGGGTTGAAAGACGATATCATTCGTATGGAAAAGGTAACAGATGATACCAATCGCAGAATGAAAGTTCTTCAGAGAGATATCGACCTTCGTATGAGAGAACTGTCAGACCTTTCTCGTGAGTCTGAAAAGGACGCTAGAGACACTATGCGTGAAACAGAAGACCGCATAGACACTAAGATGGAAAAGCTAGATGCGAGTCTAAGAAAGACCCTTCAAGAAGCACTTGACAACCCACTAACAAAATAAATTTAAAAAAGTTTTGTTCTGAATACATTTTGGGTATAAATAATACACTAGGGTGCGTGTTAGTGTATTCAGAGGAGTACAAGAGGCAAGTGTTAAGATCAAGTCGATCCAAAGCAAGGAAAAGTCGTTGTCGCCCATATGGGCCGCTGGGGTTGCGTTCGACCACGTTACTAGGGAAATAAAAAGCCGCCTCGTAAGAAGCGGCTTTTTTTATGTCTCGTCGTCAATTGAAAGTGGTGGTATCTCACGAGTGAAGAATTTAGGAGTCGCACCATCAAACCCTTTACCGAGATTTAACCCTCTACAAGTCTTATTTGCCCGTCTTCGACTTTTGAAAGTCATTATGATGGTTTGTTCGTTTTCTATTAACACATATTCATTATCTTTGCGTTCTACTTTGTACGACATTATGCAAAACTAGCCTTCCATATGTTTTTACCAAACTTCTTAGGAAGGGTTGAGTCTTTCTCTTCTTCATCCCACCGTTCACCATATGAACTATTGCTCATGACTGGTGTATCATCTACCATACCATCTTGGGCTGATTGCTCTACGTTGTAGAACCGCATTCTCGAACGGTCGATGCCAATCACGAAACGCTTGTTCGAATTTGGATCGCCCCATCGATTTTTCAACTGCTTAATCATAATCTGACCAAGTTGTTCTAGTTCTTCAGTAGCAATCAGAGCGACCATAAAGTCAGCGGTAGCAGGCAGACCAAACGATTCAGAAGTATCTTCAAGACCAACATCAGAACTGCTGAAGCCAGAGCGTGTAGTCTGAGTAGCAGATACAATAGGAACATCATGCTCTACAGCAAGACCACGAAGTTCTTCAGCAATGGACTTGATTAGTGTGTACGAGTTTGCCATAGCGTTTGCTTTGATACGACTGCTTGTACAGATGTTCAGATAATCAATATAGATGATATCTGGTGTGAAGTTCTTCTTGAGTTTCAGTTCGTTCAGTAGATGACGGAAATGACCTGACCCAGCAGATGCTGTTGGATATTCTTTGACAATCAATTTACCTGGAGTTTTCGTCTTCAGTCGATTGACTTTCTTTTCAAAAACATCTTTTGGCATCATATGAATCTCATCAATAGAAGCATCAAGCAGATTTGCATCGATGCGTTCAGCAATTCGTTCTTCAGCCATTTCTAGTGTGATGTACAATACGTTCTTACCGTGCATCAGATTGCTTGCAGCAAAATGACACATAGCAAGAGACTTACCCACGCCGGTGCCAGCAAGAATGATATTGAGAGATTTACGAGGAAGACCACCCTTCGTAATGGTATTTAGCAGTTCGATATCAAACTCAATTCTTGCTTCTTTACGATGATAGAACTCATATCGTTCATCAACGTTCTCAAGAAAATCATGGCCGACGCTATTGTCGAATGACACACCCAAAGCATCTTGAAGTAGCTTGGGTATAGAACCCTTGTCTAGCTTGCTATCATTGGAATCCATAACACCAATCGATGTACGAATTGCATTGTATAGTGCTTTGTCTTGACAGAAGGTCTCGGTCTTATCAAGTAACCAGTCTTCACTATTCTTCTCATCATACGACAATTCATTGATTGTTTTAGAAACAACTTCAAACTGTTCTTCTGATACACTACGAGACTCTTCCAACGAAAGACGCAAAGCATCCTTCGTTGGTATAGAGTTGTAGTCTTTGATATAGGTATCAATAGTACGATAGATTAACTTGTTCTCTAAACTATCAAAATATTCTTCTTCTAAAAACGGTAATACTTTCCTCGTATATTCTTCATTATGTAATAGACTCCCTAAAATGAGAGGTTCAATCATGTAATATTCCTTTGTTTATAATCATCCAGCAAAAACGTTATCACTACCCGTTTGCGCTTGATTAGGCACCCAACTACCATGCCCACCAGTAGCATCACCTTTACGATGCACTGCAATACCATTCACAAACACTGATGCACTGCCAACTACAGCGGGATCACCACACGAAGTTGTGTCCCCTATTCTTACTGTTTTTTCGTTATTGGTATTCACATTAGGCGAGCCAGTGCTGTATGATGTTTGATGAAATGGTCCTGGCGTTGGGCTTGCATGTCCAACGTGTCGGTCTACATTCGTTCTAACTACTTCAGGCATCCATTGTTTCCTCGTCTGGTGCAAACATTGCATGTTCTCCAATCGTATACCGACTCTTAATATACTCTGAAAAGTCAGTGGTTGTAAACATATTTGTCCAAAATTGTCCATTATCTTGAATGTCTTTTGCTCGCTTCTTCTCACCAACAAGTTCACCAGTTTCACGATCTACAAGTTGATACCAACCATTTGAAGGCTTCGCTAGATAGTTTGCTTCAAGAGCCAGAGCCATCAGACCAGACCACTTATTGATACCACCTTCCCATGTGACTGAGATTGGAATCTTAGACTTCTCTTTGATATAACGAGATTTTTCTACGTTGATTACAAAGTGATAACCAGCAATATCAGTACCATCTTTCTCTTGTTGGCGACCAATAATCCAGATGTTATCAGCAGAGTAGTAGATGCCAGTACCACCAGAAACAACTGCTTTAGGGAACATACCAATTTCCATATAGGTATGATTCACAGCAATCAATGGGATATCTTTGAGTGTAAGATGTGGTGTTACCATACGAAACAAAGACTTCATCTGCTTTGCACGAGACATATCAGCGACTGACTTCTCGTTCATAGCATCTTCGACTTCTTTCTTAGACGCTAGATTACCCACAGAATCGATAATGATACACACACGGTCACCTCGTTCGATACCGTCAAGTTGCTTCATGATATCAAACTTCAGTTGCTCAACATCCATAATAGGAGTGTGAACAACACGATCCATATCAATATCAAACGATTCAAAGTAGTTTTGAGGTGTACCAAACTCAGAGTCATAGAACAATACAACTGCATCATCATACTTCTTCAGATATGCACTCGCCATTAGTAGAGAGAATGCAGTCTTGAAATGCTTCGATGGTCCAGCAAGCACTGTAAGCCCAGGTGTCAATCCACCATCAACTCGACCAGACAATGCAACATTGACCATAGGTACCTGTGTCGGCACCATCTCTTTTTTACCATAAACTTTCGAGTTGGAAAGCGTGGCAGTAAGTTTGACTGTACTATTTTTAGTCAGTCTATCAAGTAGGCTCATAATTTATCCTTTATAGATTTCTGTCAATTTATCACGAAACTCTTCAATCTTATCTAAACGATTAGGCCAGTAAATATAACTCTTTTCTGGGTTCGCTGCTAGATTGTTAAGCAACGGTAATACAGAAGAGTATAGCACATCTAAACGCTCTTGTATACCTAAAGCCTCTACAGAAGCAGAACTTTTTTCTTGTTCTAGCTTCTGTACGGCTTCAAGTTCATCTTCATCGACTGCTGTAAATCCAAAGTCAAATGAATAATCCTCTACCATCTTATAGTGCTGCTACTGCGGCATTGAAAGGCCCTTGATCCACCGCTACCGCATTTTGTAGAGGAGTCAAATCTTCAGTTGTCCAATAGCCTGTCTTTGCGAGGTAGATGTTGATATGCTCAATGTTGCGAGTTAGAGCGCCAGCGTCCGTTGCGTGGTCAGCAGGTGCTGCGACGACCATATTAATATGTGCTACGGATGCGAGGCAGCCTGCATACACATGAGCAATCCTTGCTGCTTTCTCTTCGTCTGTCCAACCTTCAAAATCTGTATCTGCATCTGTACCTGACATCTTTCAAGTCCTTCTTGTTTCAGTTATTGTGTAGTATTTAGTATCAATACCCATTTGGGATAATGACGTAATGAATCATCAAAACGATACCGACACTAACGCCGAGACCAATCATCATCTTCATAAAGTCTTTTGTAACAAGTGGAAACACTTGCTTCATCTTTGTATTGTGAACCGTTGCGATTGCAAGTTCACGACCAGTCAACAGACCAACAAAGACCCAAGTAGTAGACATTGGAATGTTATTCATCTCTTTGAAGAAGTATAGAATAACGAAGTATGCTAGGTCAATCAGACAAGCGCTTCGAATATACTTAGTCGAAGACTTTTCAATAACAATCTTCTGAATCTTACCACCACGCTCTCGGAACATCCAGCCAAGACCA